ATTTATAAATCTTCGGAAACTGACGAGGTGCCTTCTGCCAGGACGTGAGCCAGCAAGCCTCCGAGAGCTCACCCACAGCGCTCAGAGTCGCCCTCTACTTGTCTGAGTCTGTGTACTATTTGGAACGCTAAGAATCTGCAGATTCTTAGCGTTCCTGTGTACAACCCTCTAGGACGATAAGAAACCTCCACATTTCAACTTTTCCTTGAACGCAACATTTTCGATCGATGTAGTTTACGGGTTGGCCCGGGCGCCGCGGCGGCCCTGGACCGTGACGCCAAGCACAGCATTAGACTTAACGGAGCGCCTTTGGATTTTGAACATGTTATTGGCGATGGCGAAGCCAGCATTGTAATACCAAATCACAGTACCTTGGAATTTATGTACACAGTGAGACCAGTTTATCCATTCTGCCATTGCAGTGATGGTCGTGTAAGTGATGCAATGAAAGCCGAGGCCTTGTCTGCAGGCGTGGACCCAAAATTACTAGAAGCTGATCCCAACAGACTGATTCCTTGGCACCCTGGCGCCACCACCTACTGATGTTGAGTTTAATTCACACTGTTGACGCTGCCACCGAAGCTATGTCCAAGTATGCTGGTTATGAACTTGGCTTGTCCGACCATCTTGGCGGATTTGATATTGATGGGCACAACCCAGTGCTGACCAACATAAACAACATTGCTGAACAACTTGGGATTGTACAACCACTGAGATACCATCAGGTAATACACCCAGATATACAAAAGAAATACCCAAATTTAAAATTGGTGTATGATACCACCATGCATTTTTCAATACACCATTTGAGAAATTACACCAATACTCCCATAGTTGATTATAAAAATTTTTTATGCAGTTTCAACGGCACTGAACACTTGTCTAGAAGATTTTTACTGGCAGCCATGTATAGATTTGGATTCTACAATCCCGAGTATTCAAGCAAGAACATTGTGTTTACCAAAAACAAGCTTGACGGGGATTTACAAGATGCTACCGGAGAAGATTCAAGATTCTTCATCAAGTTTTTTATTAGTCCCAACAGCGATGAATTTTTTGAAACAGTTAATACGCTTGGGCAATACAACATGGCCGACACGGCACTTGATGTTAGACGGCGCCACCAGCATTACGAAAATGTAGAAATGCTAGAGTCGCAACTGACTGGTAGTTTCCTGCATATGGTAAGTGAGACCATGGGTACAAGTTATCAACCCTTTGTCACCGAAAAGTTTTTGTACAGCGTGGTTACTCGCGGACTTTATATTGCCTATGCACAACCATTATGGCACAGTCATGTTGAACAGTACTTTGGATTCCGACCCTACACAAAACTATTTGATTATCGATTTGATCAAATATCAAATCCTGTTCACCGCTTGCTGGAGTTGATGACCATGATATCAAAATTTTCTTTATTGAGTGTTGACGAATGGCATGATCTTCGACAAATAGAAATGGACACAATTGAATACAACTATGACCACTATTACAGTGGAGCGTATCTTGAACATATTGCCAAACACTCTAGCATTTGATTAGAATATCTGTTAAACTTAATACCGTATGTTAAAAAACTTCTATCCGTATGTGTTTTATCTTGATTGTTTTGAGCAGTCAGTAGATGATCACATCCGTTACATCATTCAACAAATTGCTACAGTTGATACCAACAAACAAATAATTTTAGCCTGTTATGAATGGCAGTCAGCTGAAAATATTGTACGTATGATTAATCAGATCACTGAAAATTGCAGTGACAAAAAAATAGTCTGGGTGGTTACACGTTCGTTTTATTTGGATCATGTAGACAAAATTAAAAGCACTGGAGTAGATGTTCGTTTTGTTGAGTTTGACATTTTAAATCTCTATTTTGAAATTTACGTCTACAAAACATCCACACTTAATCCTAGTTGGAATAGTTGGGCGGATAAATTTTTGTTTTTAACTGGCAAACCTAATCGAAGCAATCGGTTAAAATTGCTGTATAAAATGCATCAACAAGGATTGTTAGATCGTTGTATTTGGTCATTGTTTATGTCGGACGAGTTAAAACAAGTGAGCAGAAACTTACTTGCAGACTTGACAGATTTGCAGTATAATGAGTTTGTGGAACACTGCATTAACAACCCCGACAACATCAATGTGCTATACGGTGCAGGTGGAACCATGCACTATGATGGATATCCTTTTGATCATGCACAGTACTCTGACACGTTGTTTCGGGTCATATCAGAAACACAGATGTTTAATCAGCCTATTGTAACTGAAAAAACTTGGACCACGATTGCCAACCATCACCCATTTATGATTGCTGGGTATTCAGGTACCGGGCGCATACTCAAACGTCTGGGTTATAAAACGTTTGATGAATACATGCTGTACCCCGACTACGATAGTGTCAGGCACGAAGATCAGCGATTTGATATAATTTTAGAAAGCATTGAGCATTGGCTTACTAATATGAATCAGTTTAGTGATAGCATGTTCAATGATATAGAGCATAACTACAATTTGTTAACTCAACAGATGATTGAAACATGGGAACAATTTGAGAGCATATATAAAATGCTTGATACTGATGAGTTTGCAGTGTATCAAATTTTACCATCGCCACTACAACGGGCCAAGTGGATTAATTTTTATTACGGCATCAAAGATGCAAGTTGGCCTGACTGTTTTGATGAAACACAGTTTTCAATGCTACCTAAAGAAATTCAAAATGAGTGCATAAACGTGCACGGATACACAACAACACTTTAACAAGGAAACACCATGGGAAAACCATTTGACGTATCGAAATTCCGTAAGGAAATTACAAAAAGCATCGACGGATTGTCGATTGGATTCAATGACCCCACAGATTGGATCAGTACCGGCAACTATGCACTGAACTATCTCATCAGTGGTGACTTTACCAAGGGTATTCCGTTGGGTAAAGTCACTGTGTTTGCTGGAGACTCGGGTGCTGGCAAATCATATATTTGTTCAGGTAACATTATTAAACATGCACAAGAGCAAGGTATCTTTGTTGTGTTGATTGACAGTGAAAATGCCTTGGACGAAGATTGGCTCAAGGCCCTGGGTGTAGACACCAGTGAAAGCAAATTGCTCAAATTGAGCATGGCAATGATTGACGATGTGGCAAAAACAATCTCCACATTCATGAGTGACTACAAAGCACTTGCTGAGGGCGAGCGTCCCAAAGTAATGTTTGTGATTGACAGCTTGGGTATGTTGTTGACTCCCACAGACGTTAATCAATTTGATGCAGGTGAAATGAAGGGTGACTTGGGTCGTAAACCCAAGGCACTTACATCCCTTGTTCGTAATTGTGTAAACATGTTTGGTAGCTATAATGTTGGGTTAGTGTGTACCAACCACACATACGCTTCACAAGACATGTTTGATCCCGATGACAAGATTTCCGGTGGCCAGGGCTTTATCTATGCAAGTTCAATTGTGGTTGCTATGAAGAAGTTAAAGTTGAAAGAGGACGAAGATGGTAACAAGATTTCAGATGTCATGGGTATCCGTGCCGCATGTAAGGTCATGAAAACACGTTATGCCAAGCCCTTTGAAGGTGTACAGGTTAAGATTCCTTACGAAACAGGCATGAGTCCTTACTCGGGTCTAACTGACTTGATTGAGAAAAAAGGCCTGTTGAAAAAGGAAGGTAACAGTCTTGTGTTTACTACAAGCGAAGGTGAAATTATTAAGAAGTTCCGCAAAGCATGGGAACGCAATGACGATGCATGTCTTGACAAGGTCATGTCCGACTTTAACAATCAGAAAACTGAGGTAAGTACACCAGAACAGGAGGATGTAGAATAATGGAAGAATTAGTTAGTGTAGTTTGGGGCGAACTCAAACGGTATGTCAACACAGTTGATCGAGCCGAAGCTGCCGAAACTGTGGTGCAAATTTTAATGGATCATGACAGCGACGTTGACGATATCAGATCTGCCTTTAAAGGCGACACTGACATCAAACGTGCGTTAACGGATTACCTTGACAATGACAAAGACTATGTCGAAGAAGATGATGAAGAACTCGAAGAGGACTCAGACTACGATGAAGAGGAAGATTATTAACTCCCGGGACACCAATGTGGTATAACCAGATCACAACAAGTCTTGACAAACTTCCTGACTTTATTGCTTATTATGAAAATGAGCTTGAAGGAGCAAAGAAGGATTGTCGTGTTGGCGGTCTCATCGAGCGCAACATCAAAGAGTTACCGGGGCTAACTGAGCACCGTTTTAATCAACTCCAAGAAATTGAAGCAGTACTCAACTATCTCAATATACAATTAAGAAAAATTCGTCGACGTCATTTTCAGAAATATCTTGAAGGATATGCACGAGCTTTGACCAGTCGAGATGCAGAAAAGTATGTGGATGGTGAGGATGAAGTTATTGACTACGAAACTCTCATTAACGAAGTGGCGCTACTACGCAATAAATGGCTTGGCATCATGAAAGGCCTTGACAGTAAACAATGGATGAGCGGGCATATTGTGCGACTCAGAACCTCGGGCATGGAAGATGTGTCAATATGACTACTAATTTTAAAAATGATGAACATAGTCATCAGCACAGTTTACAAACACTTGAAATGTTGTACGAATACGATGACTTCATGGAAAGTGTTACTACCATGGCCGATCTAGGCTGCGGCACTGGTTTTGACTTAGAATGGTGGGCAACCAGACAAACACGAGACGAAACTCCGCGACCTTTGAATATTCAATGCACAGGAATTGATCTCAGAGAAAATTTGCCAATCGCTAACAAGTATCACAACATGCGATATCAATGGCATAATTTTGAAGAACCACTGGATTTAAAAAAGAAATTTGATGTTCTTTGGTGCCACGATGCTTTTCAATATGTAGTTGAGCCATTTAAAACACTCAAGAACTGGTGGTCAATGATGAATCCTGATGGCATGCTGGTTATCATTGTACCACAAACTACCAATCTTGAATTCAACACACAGGCCTTTGACCAACATGATGGTTGTTATCAACATTGGACTTTGGTAAATCTTATTCATACTCTTGCAGTGTCGGGGTTTGATTGTTCAAACGGATTTTTTCAGAAAAAAGCCAACGACCCTTGGATACATGCAGTTGTATACAAGAGCCAACATGAACCACTTGATCCGCGAACTACATCCTGGCTTGATCTTGGCGAGCGCGGATTAATACCTGAATCAGCCACAGCAAGTTTTACCAAGTATGGTTTTGTGAGACAACGAGACTTGGTATTGCCCTGGTTAGATCGAAGCTTGGAAAGTTTTGCCAAGCATTAATTGCTCCAATGGTAGCCCTTGGGCAATCTCGGCCACAGTCCATTCGGTGTGTGCTAGGCCATTTATCCACTGCTGTCGATCGGGCCGCAGTGGATTTTCAATGCTGGCTAGATCTAGATTGCCCATGGGTGCTGCCAAGCTCGATGCACCAACAAAAGCCGGAACACCATTGATTACAGCTTGGACACCGGGGTTGCTATTCCAGTTCACCACAGCCCATGCAGTGGCAATGCTGGACTCAAAGTCAAAATTGTCATAGGTGCCAGTAATGTGCACAGGTAATTGTATTTTAACATTGGGCCATTGTCGTTGTAGACGTGCTCGAGGATGCGGTCTTATTATAATAGGACGATCGGTATTTTGTTGTAAAGTTGCAATAACATGATCCAGCCAGGCCTCATGATTGGGCATACTGTTCCACTGCTCGCTGTCACTGCGCTGGGTACAAATAACTATTTTCGATCCTTGCTGCCAGGGACGAAGTTGCAATCCAAGTTGTTGTGCGCGATTACTATTGGCAGGATAAGAACCAAAGTCGGCTACACCATTGACCCCGTTAATGCCCACTCGCCAAGTTG